CAATATTACGATGAAAACAATCAATATGAACCGAAAGTTAAGGTGTATAGCTTTAATAGTACAAGCTGGCTTAGTCGAATTATATTGTTCATTGTTTTAGGGATTATTTTGGCTGCTGTTGTATTCTTTGGCAGTATCATTCTCACTGTCGCATCTGTTGTTATTTTAGTGGGTGCCATTATTTCTATTATATTTAGTCTCTTTTAATGGTATAATACATATATTATAAAATAAAGCTATAGAATACGTTGATAAATAGGGCTCTATAGATTTTCGTCATATAATCGTCAAAAATAATTAACCAAAAATATTTGCCACGTTATCCGCAGCATTTTTTCTCATTTCATCTGAAAAATGGATATATGTTTTAATAACTGTATTTATATTATCTCCAAGTAAACTGGCAACAGTCTGTATGTCTACATTATTACCTAATAATGTAGTAGCGTATGTATGTCTAAACATATGAATTGATTTTCCGGGAAGGAACCGTTGAATCAGTTCATTTAATTGACTACTTCGACTAGTGCGAAACGGAAATAATCTATTTGATCCGTTACATTGATGCTGTTTTAATAAATTAGAAAGTATAGGCGGAATAGGAATTATACGAATACTATTTTTACTTTTTGGTAATTTAAAGTCATATTTATTACGTTCACATTGTGCCCATTGCTTAGAAATCGATATAGTATTATTGTCAAAGTCTATATCAGACCATTGTAATGCTATAATCTCACCATACCTAGCGCCTGTATATCTTGCTATATTGCATAACAAGTAATACGTTGGGTGACTATGTTCAATATTATGTAAAAGCATGTCCATATCTTCTATTGGAATTGTTGTGATTGATCGTGTACTTTGTTTACGATATCTCTTAATGGCGGCACATGGATTATTGCGAATTAACCGATATGGATTGATAGCATAATTAAAAACGGCACGTAGTAATACAATACACAAATTTTTACTTGCCGCTGATTTTGACAAATTAGAAATCAATGTAAAAATATCGGAATGGGTAATATCACACATTCTTCTGTCATGTAAGGGCTCACAATATTTCTCCATGATATTATTGTAGATCAGTACTGAATTGGCGGATATATTAATCTTTTCCCGAATGTAAATCTGATAAAACTGAATAAGCGTTATATCTTTTAGACTGTCATCAAGTGGATTGGTGACAGTCTTTTTTAATTCATCAATAATTTTTTGTCCATAGAGCTTTGCTTCTCTTTGAGTAGCAAAACCCTGTTTGGATTTTTGCCTCCATTTTATACCGTCTTTATAGCTGACAATTATTTGGTAATTGCCATCTTTTTTGCGAACCGTCATATTGTATTGCATGGTTACACATCCTTACTATTAACCACGTGATAAAAGAATTCCTCATCGATATCTTCATCTAATTCTCTGTCATGAGCGATTCGTTCTATTAAATTGATATGTTCCTTAGAATGAAAGTCATCGTGTTTAATATGTCCTAATTCGTGTAGTACACTAACTCGTTGAGCATCTAATGGCTTATTTAAATTAACCAGTATTGAATGACTGCCATCTTCATTAAGACGTACTACTGCTGTTTGTGTTTTCTTTAATTGCGTATAGATCAAGTTAATAGACATAACAACACTCTCCCCTGATAGAATTAATTAGATAAAGGTTCGTTAAAATACATATTATATGATTTATGAAATATATACATTGCAACTTCGTAACTCGGAGAATATACAGGAGCTTTACCAGAAGGGGATTTCCCAAATGGGAAAGAAGATATAGAGGAAATTTTATTTCCATTTAAATCATATCGAATTAAAGTATTTATTTTAAACTTTACCCCATTATCATTTGTAAATTCTCTTGCTAAATCATTAACTTCTCCAAATTTTAGTGCTAACATTTTTAAACTTCTATCATAATTAAAAAAAGAAGTCTGATTCGCTTCTACAATATTGTTTTCATCGTACCATATAGAATATACAGTAGTGTTAATAGCATAATATGGCGGATTATATCTTGATACAACAATCGTTGAATTATCAACATACGCTTCATGCGTTTGGTCTGAATACACTAATGTATACTGATTTGGATTATTACGCAATTCATTTAAAGAAATTGCATTACATGATAAAGGAATAAATAATATATAAATTAATATTAATAACTTCTTCATTCTACTTTCCCTCACGTTTCTTTAATCCCTCAATTAAATTAACTACAAAATCAATATCATCTTTTGACATGTCTTCAGCTGCATCAAACAACAATCGCATGTCTGGATTATCCTTTAATTTATTGGCGTATTCCGCTACTTCAGGATCTATATAATATGAATCATTATTTAAGCCCATTAACTCTTCTGGAGAAACATGCAAGGCTTTTGCAAATGCATAAATTTTAGATTGTGGTATATCAATTTTCCCAGCTTCAATTTTAGCAATGCTTGTTCTATCTTTATATCCTACTTGACGAGCTAATTCTTCTTGTGATAGTTCTAATTTTTCTCGTAAAGCTTTGATATTGGCATATAGTTTCATAGGTTTTACCTTTCTTTTTAATGCCCCTTACAAAGTAAATATATTATATATGTGAAAAAAAATCAACATTTTTGTAATTTATTGTTGACATATAATCACCCTTAGGGTATATTATAGATGTGATTAAAAATCACGTTATAAAAGGGGGTGAATAGATGAAAAGTTTAAAAGACGTGATTATTGAAAAAGGATTTCGTATTTCGTGGATAGCAAATCAGCTTAATATTACGAGATACACGCTATACAATAAAATCAATGGAGTAACCGAATTTACGGCATCTGAAATTGCAAAATTAACTGAAATCTTACATTTATCAAACCTTGAGGTTAAGTCTATTTTTTTTAAAAAGTATAGTGATTTAAAATCACATCAATAATATTTAAAAAGTAATGCAAAGGAGATGAAACATGCTAGTACAAAATCAAAAAGACCTGTTAGTAGCCAATACAGTCTATGGAAACACATCAACTGCATTTGGTTGGGCAGGTCGCAACGCTAAGTATGCTGAATACTGGCGGAAACTTATTAGAGAATACTTTGCTAAACGACATACAAGCAGATTATTTAGAAAGTCTATCCACGGCAAAATTAAAAAATGTCGTGAAGCAGATAGAATGGCAAAAATTGAATCAAGAATTCCAGTATGGAACCCATAATTTTTAAAAGGAGAAAATCATGCACGAAATTAAAACAGAACTTAAAAAATACATATTAACTTTGATGACAGATGGCTCTACACCAACGCAGATACTTCCGGATTTAATCAGACAATATGAAGTACTAGATCAAAAATATCCGGATTCTAAACAATCAATAGAATCCGCAAGTTTTGAACAGACTTTTGAAGGCCAACTACGAGAGCCCATTAAAGTGATTACTGCACTTTTAAAGAATAAAGCGACTAGAGATGGAAATTATCGTGAAGTAACTATTCGTGATAATGAAGCGTTTATTTCTGAACGTGACGAACGGACCCCTTTGGTAAGTAGTCATACAAAAGTTATTTATGAAGATAAAGACTAATGGATCCTGTTGTTTACACAATAAAGGACGTTGCCGAACTGCTCCAATGTAGTGAAAGCAGCGTCAATAATCTTAGGGAACGTGGCATCCTACGTGAAGTAAAAGGACTTCCGGGCGTCCGCTTTAACAAAAAAGAAGTTAATGCGCTCGTAGGGATTGTAGATGAATACAGTCCACTACAATACAGGAAGTTAGAAAGGGAGCGTGATAGCTTACTTAAAGAAAACGAAAAACTTAAAAATACTATAAGAAAAATAACCAGTGATTTACTGGTTATGGTAGGAGGGGATTTGAAGTTATGATTACTGCTTTAAAATGGGCGGCTTTCATATGGATTATTGGATCCATGGGAAGCCTAGAAATCGATAAAATTGGGTTTGTTCAATTCTTATTACAAATCATTACAGGCGGACTTGTTTGGGTGTGCGCCGATGTATATGAAAAAGAAAACGCCCGCTAATAGCAATTGGAAAGACTAGCGGGCGTAGGTAAATAACACCTATAGAAATTATAACACGGAGGAGAAATGAAACGCATTGAAATCTTAATAGATGAAGCTAATCCAGATAAAAATATAGGTATTAGCTATAACAAAGACAGTTTTGAAAATAATGAAGAAGTATTAGCAATACTCCTTGGTGCAACAATTGGATTTGTTAAAGAAAATGTACCAAATAATAAAAAAGTCTTATATCTTCAAGTTTGCATCGGAACAATGCAAACGTATCAAAAACAAATTATCTTTGACGAACGTTATAAAGATATGGATAGTAAAGATCCTTTTTATGACATTATTCAAATTTTAAAAAGTAAGGAGAAAACAAATGAATGAAAAACAACAAGTTTTAAATCTAACAAATATTTGTGATGGAAAGTTAGAAGCTGAATTTGAGGAAATGTACAAAGATGCATTACGAAAAATCTCAAAAGGTCAGAAAGCTAAAATCACCATTAACATTGAAATGTTACGAGTTCCAGATACTGATACCATCGTAGAACTTGGTTACAATATTAAATCAACATTACCAGCTATCTCACGTCGTGCTATCGGTTCTTATGCAGATGACTTTACCGTAAAAGTTGATGTCAATGAAAAGCCAGAATTGGAAGTTCTAACATTTAATTCAACAACAGAAAAGAGAGGTTAACACAATGGAAGAAAAATTTAACTTAAATGTACAAGCAGCAGAAAATGGTGAAGTTATTATTCGTCATGGTGAAGCCAATGACGTATTTCAATATCACGGATTCAGATATGAAATTAGTAGTGCTGAATCATTCGTTAAAGGCGTAAAAGCTAAGGGAGACCCTAAAACATCTGTTATTACATATTCAGACAAAAAGGTTGTAGCAGTAACAGACTGTACTGTAACAGATCGTACGCAAGACAAAATCGAATACGCATTTCAAAAAAGCGAACAGTTTAAAGAATGGGATTCCATCTTTGATATAAGTTTAACGCAAAAAGAAATGCTTGATTTACTCCGAATTCATGAACATGAAATCGAAGATTACGAAAAGCTTTTAATTGCTGTTAGAAATTTCAAATACGTAACACAAACGGAAGGCGATTTTACTCGAACTGATGATGATAACTATGTTATGAGCATCAAAGTAAAAGAAGCTGAAGGTACTTTAAAGATGCCTCGCTTTATTTTTGTAAACATGGTCATTCTTAATGAAAGTCAATTCACTCAAAAAATTGAAGTGCAATTAGACATCATTAAGCCTAAAGATGAAGGGGATAAATTATCATTCAAGTTATCTTGCCCAATTATGAATCGTTACATTAAAGATGCCATCAAATCTGAAACAGATTCAATTAAATCTGAATTAACCAATTACTTGTTATTGGCTGGTACTCAAGAATAAGGAGCAAATGCATGGGAGAATCAATCAAAATTAATTCATTTGAATTAGAAAATGTAAAGCGTGTTAAAGCTGTTTCTTATGAACCATCACCTAATGGGTTAACTATTATTGGTGGAAAGAATGGACAAGGAAAAACATCTATCCTTGATGCCATTGCTTGGACACTAGGCGGTGCAAAATTTGAACCATCTAGTGCGGTACGTGATGGGAGCTACAATCCACCTAAATTAGAAGTTAAGCTATCTAATGGTCTAGTGGTTACACGTAGTGGTAACAGCAGCACATTAAAAGTCGTAGATCCAGAAGGTAAAAAATCCGGTCAACGTATTTTAGATGGATTCATTGGCCAATTAGCCTTAGACCTTCCTAAGTTCATTGAAATGAGCGATAAGGAAAAGGCCCAAGAATTATTAAAATTATTGGGCGTAGAAGACGAGTTAAATAAACTTGAAGGTAAACACCAAGAGGTATATGCAAAACGTCATTCTATAGGGCAAATTGCAAATCAAAAGGATAAGTACGCTAAAGAGTTAGTCGGTTATGATGATGTACCACTTGAACCAATTAGCGCATCGGAACTTATCCAGCAACAACAAACCATCTTATTGAAAAATGCAGAGAACCAAAAGAAACGTAATAACGTTTCAGCTATTCAAGCTCAAATGGTTACTGTAAATAACTTGGTTGATGAAGCGCAAAAGAAACTCGAAGAACTACAAGCTAAACAAGCACAATTAGCTGAAGATTATGATATTGCAACAACGGCAGCTAAAGACCTTGAGGATGAATCTACGGCTGAACTCGAGGAGCAAATCAAAAATGTAGATGCCATTAATCAAAAGGTACGTGCTAATCAAGAACGTGCAAGAGCATTGCAGGAAGCCGCTGATTATAAAGCAGATTATGATAACTTGACTGGTGAACTTGAAACCATCAGAGAAGATAAAAATAAACTGCTTGAATCTGTACAAATGCCTTTGCCGGGATTATCTATCCAAGATGGCTTTCTTATTTACAATGATCGGCAATGGGACTGTATGTCCGGTGCTGAACAACTCAAAGTAGCTACGGCCATTGTTAGAGCTTTAAATCCTAAGTGCGGATTTGTACTTATGGATAAACTCGAACAAATGGATGTAGACACTATGAAAGAATTTGGGGCTTGGCTTGAATCGGAAGGCCTACAAGTTATTGCTACTCGTGTTACTAATAACCAAGATGAATGTTCCATCATTATTGAAGATGGCCACATTAAAGGTGAAGAGTACAGTAATGTGGCAGCACCAGTTAATAAAACTAAACCTGAAAATGAATGGGGTGATTTTTAATGAATATTACAACAGGTAAACGCAAACGTGCACAAAAGGTCGTCATATATGGTACAGAGGGGATTGGTAAAACAACCTTTGCCAGTCATTTTCCCTCGCCTGTATTTATCGATACGGAAAGCAGCACAGACCATCTAGATGTAGCTCGTACAGATAAGCCTACATCATGGCAAATGCTTATTTCCTTTGTTAAGGAATTTGCAACAATGCCGGGTTTCTATCGGACTTTAGTTATTGACACGATTGACTGGGCGGAACAGTTATGTGTTGAGTACATCTGTGCTAAACATAATAAATCGGGGATTGAAGACTTTGGGTATGGCAACGGATATGTATTTGTCCGTGAGGAAATGGGCCGTTTCTTAAATCTACTTGATGAAGTTATCAACGCAGGTATGAACGTAGTACTTACTGCTCATGCTCAAATTCGTAAGTTTGAACAGCCAGATGAATTAGGCGCATATGATCGCTTTGAATTGAAACTTGGCAAAAAGACAGGAAGTCAAACCTCTCCACTTATTAAAGAATGGGCAGACATGGTATTATTTGCCAACTATAAAAACGAAATCATTACTACTCAAACAAACAAGAAGAAAGCAACCAATGGTAAACGGTTGATGTATGCCACCCATAATCCTGCGTGGGATGCTAAAAATCGACATGGGCTACCAGATATGATGCCATTTGAATACAGTCAAATCGCTCATGTTATTCCAGATGATGTACTACCAACTGCTGCAGCACAAGAATTAGCACAAGCTGCTAATAATAAATATGCTCCAGAAGTAATGAATGCTACCAAGGAACAAATTGGGGAAGTTACTACAACACAACCTGCAACACCACCACAGGAAGCTGTTGATACCAACAAAAACGAAACACCATTAGTTGAAACGGCTATTCCTAAACCATTAAAAGACTTAATGATTAAAGATGGTATCACATTAGAACAAGTTCAATCAGTAGTTATCGCTCGTGGTAAGTATCCAGCTGGTACCCCATTTGAAAATTATGATCCAGAATTCGTTAATGGATGGATTATCCCATTCTGGCCAAATATTGTTGAAGCAATTAAGAAAGGAAATTAATTATTATGACAACACAAAGCAATTTTGAAACATTCGGTAAAGCAGAAGAAGTATATTCATTTGACCAACCTATTTTAGCGGAAGAACGTGAATATACGTTACTTGAAGCTGGTTCTTATCCATTTGTAATTACTAATGTAGAAAAGAAATTCTATGAACCTAAAGAAGGTAGCAAGTTACCATCTTGTCCACAAGCTCAAATTACCCTCGAAGTAGATGGTGGTGATCAAGGGAAAACAAAATTAATTCATAATTTGTTTTACACAAAGTCAACCATTTGGAAAGTTACAGAATTATTTATGGCCGTAGGTCTTGCTAAGAAAGGTGAAAACTACAATCCTGACCCTGAACAATTATTGGGTAAGTCAGCCATGTGTGAATTGTCACAACAAGGCTATGTAAAAAATGACGGTAATAATGGTACTCGTAACGAAATAAAAAAATGTTTTGCAAGTCCTAATGCTCAAACCAATGGATACGGTGCATTCTAATGGAACTTAGACCGTATCAACAACAAGCTGTAGACTCGATATGGCATGAATGGGAAACGGTTAATAAAACATTGTTGGTTCTTCCGACTGGCACAGGCAAAACAATCTGTTTTGCCAAAGTTGCGGAGGAAGCGGTTCGCAGGGGTAAGCGTGTTCTTATCCTTGCGCATCGTGAAGAACTATTGCAGCAAGCTTCTGACAAAATTATGAGTGCGTCAGGACTTACAACGGCAATGGAAAAGGCTGAACATACATGTCTTGGACAATGGGACCGTATCATAGTCGGTTCTGTTCAAACATTATGCAAAGACAAACGATTGTCAATGTTCAGTAAAACGTACTTTGATGTCATTATCATTGACGAGGCACATCATGCTGTATCTAGCAGTTATCAGGCTATATTGAATTACTTTGACCAAGCCAAAGTCTTAGGTGTAACGGCTACACCAGATCGCTCAGATATGAAAAATTTAGGACGTGTGTTTGAAAGCTTAGCATTTGAATATACACTACCTAAAGCTATTCAAGAGGGATTCTTGGCTAAGATTAAGGTACAAACATTACCACTTACATTAGATATCTCATCGGTTAAGATTTCAACTGGCGATTTTGCCGTAGGTGATATTGGTAGGGTATTAGAGCCTTATTTAGAGGAAATAGCCAATAAATTAATGGAATACAGAGATAGAAAAATCGTCGTATTCTTACCATTAATTGCTACCAGTCAACGATTCTGTGAAATTCTTAATGAGCGAGGATTTAAAGCAGCAGAAGTAAATGGCAAAAGCCAAGACCGTACAGAAATTACACAAGCATTTGCTGAAGGTAAATACAATGTACTTTGTAATTCAATGTTGCTCACGGAAGGATGGGATTGTCCAAGCGTTGATTGTGTAATTGTATTACGTCCTACTCGGTCTCGTGCCTTGTATTGTCAAATGATAGGACGTGGCACACGGCTTTCACCGGGTAAAGATCATCTATTAATTTTAGATTTTCTATGGCATGTGGAGCGTCACGAATTGTGTAGACCGGCTCATTTAATCGCTAAATCAGATGATGTGGCCAAACGCATGACGGAAATTCTTGAAGAAAAAGGAATGGACCTTGAAGAATGCGAAAGGGATGCAGAATCTGATGTATTAGCTCAACGTGAAGAAGCACTTGCAAAAGAACTTGCTGCTATGCGTAAGAAGAAAGCGCAACTTGTTGATCCGTTGCAATTCGAGTTTTCTATCCAAGCTGAAGACCTTACCCATTATGTTCCAGCCTTTGGTTGGCAAATGAGTGCGATTACGGATAGTCAAAAGAAAACACTTGAGCAATTTGGGATTAATGGTGACAACATTGAAGATGCTGGCAAAGCATCTATGCTCATTGATAGATTACAAAAACGTCGTGAAGAAGGCTTGTCTACCCCTAAACAAATTAGATTCCTTGAAAACAAAGGGTTTAAGAATGTAGGGACGTGGAGTAATAATCAAGCTTCTAAGATGATTAGTCGTATTAGTGCTAGTGGTTGGCGCATTCCTAAAGGTGTTGTGCCTGCTACATATAAACCACCTGTAGAAGATTTTAGTCCCCAATGGTAAGGAGTAAACATGGAAAGCAAAATTGATTTACGAGAATTACTCGAATATATAGACCCTGCCCAATGCTCCTATGATGAATGGCTAAACGTAGGCCTTGCACTTCATCAAGAAGGCTATCCTATGTTCGTGTGGGAGGAATGGTCTGCAGATGATGGAGAACGATTCCATGATGGTGAATGTGCTGCTAAATGGGAATCATTTGGTCGGTATACTGGAAAACTTGTTACAGGTGCAACGATCACTCAAATGGCAAAAGAAAACGGATGGACATCAAAACGTAAGCTTGAAAATAATGATAATGAGGCATTAAGTTTTGACTCCATGGTATTGGCCACAACTCCGGAACAATATCAAGTTGTTGATAAGAACTGGATTGAAGAATCCGATGTTACGATTCCTAAATCATATCCATTAGAGCAACGTAAGCGAGATATTGTTACATATTTGACTACGTTATTTGAGCCAGAGGAGTACGTTGGATATGTCGTTAATACATTTGCTTTACCGGACGGAAAACAGTCCCCTACGATGGGAAATTATAGCCGTACGGTACAACAAATCATAGATGGTATTAATGGCACAACGCAATTAGAAAATGTGTTTGGCAGCTTTAACAAAGAAATGGGCGCATGGATTCGCTTTAATCCAATTGATGGTAAAGGTGTTAAGAATGATAATGTAACCGCATTTCGGTATATGTTATTAGAATCTGACAATATGTCACTCGGAAAACAAAAAGCCATTCTTGAACAATTAGAGTTACCAATTGCAGCTATGGTATTTAGTGGTGGTAAATCAATTCATGCAATCGTTAAAGTAGATGCTTACTCCTATGAGGAATACAGAAAGCGTGTTGACTTTATATATTCCATTGCTCAAAAGAATGGCTTTAAACCAGATAAAAAGAATCGTAATCCTAGCCGATTGTCTCGAATGCCGGGTGTTATGCGAGATGGAAAACCCCAATTCCTTATGGCAACCAATATTGGTAAAGAAAACTATAAGGAATGGGAAGAATGGATAGCATCGGTTAATGATGATTTACCTGAGCCAGAAGAACTTGACGCATTATGGGATAACATGCCAGACCTAGCACCGCCATTAATTGAAGGGATTCTTCGTGAAGGACATAAGATGCTCATTGCTGGACCATCTAAAGCAGGTAAATCATTTGCGTTAATTCAATTGTGCATTTCCATTGCTGAAGGTAGACCGTGGTTTGGATTTGACTGCACACAAGGCAAAGTTCTATATGTCAATTTAGAACTTGATAGGGCATCATGCTTACACCGTTTTAAAGATGTATACGAGGCCCTTGAACAGTCACCAACAAACATTGGGAATATATCCATATGGAATTTACGTGGTAAGTCCTTACCAATGGACCAGTTGGCTCCTAAACTTATCCGTAGAGCCCAAAAGCGTAATTACAAAGCTATCATTATTGACCCTATCTACAAGGTTATTACAGGTGACGAAAACAGCGCTGATCAAATGGCAAATTTCTGTAATCAGTTTGACAAAGTATGTACTGAACTTAAATGTGCCGTCATTTATTGTCATCACCATTCAAAGGGTAGCCAAACTGGTAAACGGTCTATGGACCGTGCATCCGGCTCCGGTGTATTCGCTCGTGATCCAGATGCATTACTTGACTTACTAGAACTTGAACTCGAGAACATGAACGAGGATAAACTCCAAGATGCTCCTATTGATACTAGCCAATGTACTGCATGGCGAATGGAAGGAACACTCCGAGAATATCCTAAGTTTAAACCGGTAGATTTATGGTTTGAATACCCAATTCATAAAGTGGATACAAACGGGTTCCTTGCAATGGCTCAATTTGATAGCCCGCAACAAAAAGGAGCTAATGTTATAAACAAACGCAAAAAAGCTGCTAAGGAAAAGAAAAAAGAGCAATTGGTCGATGCCTTTAATATTGCTGCTGCTGAAAATGGGTTTAACGGTAGAGCAGATATTAAACGGGTAGCCGAAATTATGGAAGTTAGCGAAATGACTATTCGTCGATATTTAAGAGAAACACCAATTTTAAATGTTGATAAAGGAGAGTTGTTTAAACCGGAAAATTGTTAATCTATAAAATTATATTTAGGTTAACAATAATAACAACAAACGCTCTTATATATATAAGTGTATGTTGTTATTATTTGTGTCCCAATGTAAGGTGGATTCAAGCTAAGGGGGTAAGGAAAAGGATTTCTAAAATCATCCTTTTCTTACCTCTTCCCCTTAGGTTGAACCCTACATTACAAAAGGGCTTTGAAAATTGCATTGGTTATTATCAATAAAGGAGGATTGGTTATTGATTATTGAATTTTTCATTCCTCTTAAAAAGGTTCCTACTGTTACACATCAAACTAAGCAGGTAAATACACAACATGGTAAGCCTATCTTTTATGAATCCGATAAGTTGAAACAAGCTAAACAAATATTTTTGGCTGGTTTAGCTGATCATGTTCCTAGTGAACCATTAGAGGGACCTATTCGATTGGTTACCAAGTGGTGTTTCGGTAAAGCGAATTGCAAAGCGCCACATTGGAAAACCACTCGGCCAGATACAGATAATCTTATTAAATTATTTAAGGACTGTATGACCAAGTTGAATTATTGGAATGATGATGCTCAAGTCTGTAGTGAAATTACAGAAAAGTATTGGAATCCAGTAACAGGAATTTGGGTGCATATTGAAACGTTGAAAGGTTGATGCTATGAAGAAAAAATTAGTATATGTCGCTCATCCTTATGGTGGCAAGGAAAGCAATCGTAAAAAGATTGATGTGATCATGGGAGATTTGGTTTTAAATGATGCCAGTCATGACTATATTTCCCCAATTCATAACTTTGGATATGTATATCTGACTGGTGACGATTACCAAAGGGGATTAGATATCTGTTTAAGCTTGCTTGGACATTGTGACATATTAGTATTATGCCCTGATTGGGAAACAAGCAGGGGTTGTAAAGGTGAATTTGAGTTCGCTAAGAAACATAGTATTTCCACTTTTACATTAAGTGAGTGGAAAGCGTTAAATCGGATTTAATAAAGGAGACTAAAATATGTACGAATTACAAACAAAAGCAATTGAAGCAGCTCGTAAAGTGTTGATTGAAAATTTAGGCTATCAAACTGTTGAACCAGAAGATATGTTCATTGTTTGGTTTTGTAAAACCCTACAAAACTGGAAAGCCATTGTTAGTGGTCGGACTATCGAAGAATTTATCGAAGTAACACATAATGGTAATCGCAATGAAACATATGTTGATGTGTACTATAAAACTAAAAATGTTTGTATTAAAGGCGAATAAATTAAACCTATGAATATTTGGGGGTTGTTTGATGATGGTAACGGCTGCTATCGTCAAGCGGTAGATGAATACAACGTGAATATGGGGGGGCAACACACGATCACATCAATAGGCATTGGTAATGCATGTATCAACCAAGATTTAGCGATTAATACGTTGCATAAACCAAACGCACTATGGGAACAGCTGGACAAACTAGATAGACCTGATGTTATTCTAGCTAGTCCACCTTGCGAATCATGGAGTAATGCCAGTGCAATGATAAATGGAAATGCTTGTTGGAAACGTGAGCCTAATAGCATAACTTCATTATTTGGTGAAATCAAAGAGAATAGTAAATTTACAATTCGTAATAATTCTGAATATGATCGTGTTCAATATAATTACGACAAGCAATTCTTAACACGAATCAATGGTGAAATGTGTATTTATAATACGATAAAAATCATTGAACGTTATCAACCTAAAGTGTTCGTAATTGAAAACCCAGCGTATGGACGGATATGGGAGTACATAGCAAATGTAATAGGGTTTGATATTCCTTATGAAAACCTAACTTACTACAACAACTATGATTACCCTGTTAAGAAACCAACAAAGTTTGGCAGCAATATTGATTTGAAGTTAATGAAAAACAATATAAAAGCTAAATTGCAATGGCATCAATTAAGTAATGTTGGAGGCAGATATAATTCACGTTCCAATATTCCATTAAAATTAATTCACAATATATTAAAACAATGTGAAAACTATATGTATTGAAGATAACTAAAAAGGAATGAACAAATATGAATAGGTTTGGACAAGATTTTAACAATTATTCATTTGATGAATGTGAAACTGTTATTAAGAAAATTGCAAAAGATTTTGAAGAGAAACGACGTGAAGCAATCGCAAAATTATTTAAAATGCCTTTGGGCAGCGAAGATGTTATTCCTGAAATTTGTATCCATAAAAGGAACATAAGATTTTCCTATAAAACAAAAGTGGCAATCATTGAATATCAGGAACCATTATGTTTGACTGTTGAACGTGGATTATCTGATTCAATGTCATTGGCTAGATTTGTTAGCGATGTAACAAAAGAAATTGGCCGTTTATATGAAAAAGCAATATGTGACATAAGAAAGAGGCAGATAAATGTATAGGATTATACGTGAAAGCGAAAAAATAAGACTACAACAAGGAATTGATCTATGTGGTGCCATTATTGGATTAATAGCTATGAGCATTTTGCTATTGATCTATTTATTGGTGATGTTGGTATTTTTGATTAAATAATGTATGGGCGGTAAATAATGTGTAAAAAAGATGGCTTTTTTAATGTGTTGATGATATGTATGATTGTTTGAAGTTTTACATTGTTAATCGGAATGACAATTATTATGTTTAAACACATATTGAATGGGATTAGTTAAATTGTGTAAAGGATATGGGCGGTGAAATATCCGCCCTATCATAAGAGGTGAGTGGATAGAAAATGTTTAGACGATATGAGAAAAGGGTTAATGAAATTCAAGCTGTGCAATATAACGGCACTAACGTTATGGAAATAGTCGATTTTGTTGGTGATGTAATTGGTATTGATTGGTATGAAAACGCATCATTAGAAATCACAACAGATGATGGAAGAATCGAATGTTTTAAAGGTAATTATATTGTTAAAGATCATAAAGGTAAAATTAAAGTTCATGAGGTAAATGAATTCGAAACGACTTATAGAGAGGTAGAAAATTATGATTAGTGATGAACAGGGAAAGAAATGGCTATTGCAAAAACTATATGATGATGGGTGGAGATATTGTGCATGTCGGTATAATGGAGAGTTATATTTAACCAATGGAATGCCTATGGTGGATATGGAATCAGGTTATATAAATATTTACAGTTGTAATAAATTTGAATATGCTAATTGTTTAAAAAGTATATTTCCTAAAATGAAGGGAAACGAGGTTTTAAATATTGCAAGAGAATTAGGTTTTATTGATTGGTCGGAAGTACCAGTTGATACACCTGTATTAGTTAGCCAAGATAAGGTGGCTTGGAAACCAAGATATTTTGCACGATATACAAATGGAGTTGTGAAAACTTGGTTGTGTGGATGCACATCATGGAGCGTTGATAGTGCCGATGACACGTGCATTTGGAAATATGCAAAACTAGCAGGTGATACCGATGAATGAAATGGTTATTATAAACATTCTACTAGCGATTTACCTTGTAGTTATTTTTAAAATGTCCTATTACTCTTATCGTGAAGCTGCTGCATTAAAACATTTTATGGTTTCTGACACATATAGTATGCAATTGCAGAAAATTATTAGATCACAAATACGGGATATGGTAATATGTATCATCCTGTTTGTTTTAAATATTGTCTGTGTGGTGGTCCTATGGTAGAACTTAGTAAAAAAGAATATCGTGAACTGGCATATGAGTACCTGCATGAGGCAAGTAAAGCAGCATTAAGGATTAAGTCGTTGAAACGTAATATCCAACGCATTAAAAACGATATCACGTCATTACGTGCCGTAAATTATGGTAAAGAACGAGTAGATGGCGGTGAACCATCTGGTATTGAAGATGATATTAACCGGTTACTTGATATGGAAATGAGGTACAAACATCAAATCCATGAACTACTTACCAAACGTGATGATGCTTGTCATATGATTGATTCATTAACCAATACAGTTGGATCTATTATCCTCATGCAACAATATATCAATGGTATGTCTGCTAAAGGGGCTTATGCATTTGTGGGATATGGCGAATCGCAAGGAAAAGAATATAAGAATTTGGCTCTTCTTGAATTAGGTTATAAACTCCGCCTAAAATCGGCTTAAATCGGCTAATTCCGACCTTTTAAGCCCCCTATATCTATGATATATTGTAAGTGGAAGAACATGAGTTCATCTCTTAAGCATTTAGAGTACCAAACGCAAAAAGGCGCATCTTAATTGATGTGCCTTTTTTGTTACAGAAAATTATGACACAAATACACTGCATCAAGCACAAATGCTTGAATAATAAAAATGGAATATGCACGGCCAATGAAATATTCTATGATGGCCTATGTCAATCCTATATTACGCATTCAAGTGCTAGTAAAAATTCATGCGGATTATGTGTGAGGAAAAATGGGAAGATGATTCGCAAGGGCGGTAATACATTAAAGTGAGGTGATGATCCATTGCGAGTAAATAGAAAAAACTGGCTAACTGACCCAGATAATTTATTGCGTGCAGAAGGTTGGGCTCGTGATGGCCTTACTGATGAGCAAATAGCAAAAAATATAGGGATTTCGATTAGAACTTTATATGACTGGAAAAAGAGTTCGCCGCAGTTTCTGCAGTCCCTTAAAAGAGGGAAGGAAGTTATTGATCTTGAAGTTGAAAATGCATTGCATAAACGTGCTATCGGTTACGAATATGAAGAGAAAACATACGAGAACGGAAAGCTCGTTAAAGTTGTAAAGAAACAACAGCCCCCAGATGTTACAGCTCAAATATTCTGGTTGAAGAACCGCAATCCTGAAAAATGGAGGGATACTAAAAATATCGATGTCAAAGGTGAGCTTACGGTGTCTGCTATGGATAAGTTGAAAGCTGCACGGGAGAGAGCTAATGGAAAAACATGACGAGTTGTTTGAGGCATTAGGCGCTCTTACGCATGATCCATTAGCGTTTGTATACTTTGCCTATCCTTGGGGTGAGCCGGGGACGCCATTGGAAGATATGGAAGGGCCTGATGAATGGCAAATACAAATCTTAAAAGACATCGGTGAACAATTAAAGAAAGGTAAGGACTTACAAACCGCTATTCAAGAAGCGGTAGCATCTGGCCATGGTATCGGCAAATCAGCACTGATATCATGGCTTATTCATTTTGCAATATCTACTCATGAGAATACTCGTGGTGTAGTTACTGCTAATACGGAAGGTCAGCTCAGAACTAAAACATGGCCAGAACTTAGCAAATGGCACAATATGTTTATTGCTAAGGATTTGTTTACCTACACAGCCACAGCTATATTCAGTAGCGATAAAGATTATGAAAAGACATGGCGTATCGATGCCATTCCTTGGAGTAAGAATTCCCCTGAATCATTTGCTGGTCTACATAACCAAGGTAATCGGATATTGGTTCTATTTGATGAAGCCTCTGCTATTGATGATGTCATTTGGGAAGTAACTGAAGGGGCTCTTACAGATGCTAACACTGAAATTATTTGGTGTGCATTTGGTAACCCTACTCGTAATAGCGGACGGTTCCGTGAATGTTTTAGAAAGTACAGAAAATTCTGGAATACATATCAGATTGATAGCAGAACCGTTAAGATATCTAACAAAGCTAAGATTGAAGAATGGTTAGAGGCTTATGGTGAGGATTCCGACTTCTTCAAAGTACGTGTGCGTGGTGTGTTCCCTTCCGCATCAGATTTGCAGTTTATCTCTACGGAAATTGCTGACAAGGCACAAAAGCAAGTCTATAAACTAGGACAATTTGAACATCTACCTGTAATCATTGGTGTGGATCCTGCGTGGACTGGTTCAGACTCCTTAGAAATAGTCATGCGGCAAGGCTACTATATGAAGTCACTCGCATCTATTCCTAAGAATGACGATGACTGGCGCATGGCTCAACTGATTGCTCAGTTCGAGGACGAATACAAAGCAGATGCCGTATTCATCGATATGGGATATGGTACAGGGATATATTCTATCGGTAAGCAATTAGGACGCAAATGGCGATTGATTGAGTTTGGCGGTAAGAGTAATGACCCTGTATACCTCAATATGAGGGCTTACATGTGGGGCCAGATGAAAGAATGGCTTCGTGAGGGTGGTTCTATTCCACCAAATGACCAAGCCTTATACGATGATATCGTAGGTCCAGAAGCGATCATTGATAAGAATGGTCGTATTCAACTGGAAAGTAAAAAAGATATGAAAGACCGAGGGTTGCCGTCTCCAAATAAAGGCGATGCATTAGCCTTGACCTTTGCTGCGCGGGTCGTTAAAAAAAGCGAAACAGGCAATAGGATTGTAGCTAATACGAGTTACAATCCTTTTTAATTGTAGAAAGTGAGGGATTGAGATGTGTATGAAAGGTGCATCTGCTAACTATACACCACCTGCTCCGGCTCCGACTGTTCAAGCGAATATGAGCAATCAGACTGGTGAGGAAATGGCAGAAACTAAACGCAAATTCAAACGTGGCTTTGAATCTACTATCTTAGGACCGACTGCGGTCGGGCAGAAATCAATTTTAGGGGGATAGCATGGCGGAAATGGAATCTTTACTGGCTAGACAACCTACGGAAGGTGTTAAGCCTGTTAGGCGCGATTATACAAAGTTACGAAAGAAATTTTCGCAATTATTTAATGCGCAGCAACGATATGTAAATAAGTGGAAGCAGTTGCGTGACTATCAGTTGCCGTTTATAGGGCAGTTCGATGGTGAAGAAGACCAATCAGAACCTTACAACGGTAAAATCCTAAACCCTGTAGCTTGGGAATCTTGTCAGATATTTGCCGCCGGTGTAATGAGTGGGCTTACTCCACCAAGCCGTAAATGGTTTAAATTAACTATGGAGAATATTGACATAGCGGCTAATAGCCAAGTCGCTGAGCTATTGGATGAACGCGAAGAGATTTTGTATGCTGTTCTTGCTAAATCCAATTTCTACAGCGTAGTTCACCAAGTTTATATGGAATTGCCTATAGGGCAAGCTCCAATGGGGATATTTGCTGATAGTGAATCCGGCGTTCGCTTCACATCGTATCCAATAGGCACCTATGCTATCAGTACAAATAGCAAAGAAACCGTAAATGTATTTGGCCGTAAATACAAAATGACAGTTGATCAGATTGTCGAACAGTTTGGGTATGATAACTGTCCAGATAACGTTAAGAATATTTACGACAACGGCAACAGCTTGCAGCAGTCATTCACAGTCAACTGGTTTGTTGAGCCTAACAAAGACCGTAAGGATAAGTTAGGACGTCGCAATATGCCGTATTCGTCCATTTATTGGGTTGAAGGTAGCAATAGCGATGAAGTGTTATATCATGGTGGCTTTGAAGAGTGGCCAATTCCAATCGCTCGTCATACGTCGATGGACTTGAATGGTTACGGTAAGGGTGCTGCATGGTTTGCTCAACCAGATTCACAAATGCTGCAGAAGTTAGAATTTGACTATCTGACCGCCGTTGAGTTAGGTGTTAAGCCTCCTATGCAAGCACCATCTGATGTCATTAGTACGGTTAACTTGTATCCGGGTGGCATTACCGAAATTGAGGGTCAACATAAAGTTGAACCGATGTTTGCAGTGCAGTCCAATTTACAAGATATTCAAAACAAGATTGCAGTTACAGAGGATTCAATCAAAAGAGCCTATAGTGCGGATTTATTCTTGATGTTAGACCAAATCGACAAGGGTCAAATGACGGCTCGTGAGGTTATGGAACGTACTCAAGAGAAATTGCAGCAATTAGGCCCTGTGGTTGAACGGTTGCTATCTGAATTTTTGAATCCAATTATCGAACGTGTGTATTCGGTGCTAGATCGTGCCGGTGTATTTCCACCTGTTGATGATGAGGAACTCTTAGCCCAATTAAATGGTCAAGAGGTGAAGATTGAATATATCTCGCCGTTAGCCCAAGCGCAAAAAATGAGTTCATTAGTTAATATTGAACAGTATTTTGCATTCATCATGAGTTTGGCACAGGCTAATCCTAACATCGTTAACAAGTTTAACTTTGAGGAAGCAGCCAATACATACGGAGTTAACTTAGGCGTACCGGCTAAGATTATTCGCTCCGATGATGAATATCAAGAAATCTTGGCACAGCAACAACAGGCACAGGCTGAACAGGAACAGCAACAACAACTTATGCAAGCGGCTCAACTTGCTCCGGGAATGGCGCAAGCAGCTAAGCAAGCAACAGACGCCGCCAATGATGGCAATCCTGCTTTACAGAGTTGGCTAGGAATGGACGGTGTTTAGATGAAAACAATTAAAGATTATATGCAAGAGCGAGATATGCAAGCGCTTAACCACGTACTTAGCACAGAGCTAGGTAGGTGGTTTTTTTGTCGCCTGATGGATCGCTCGGGCATATTGAAGCAATCATTCACTGGCAACAGTGAGACATATTTCAACGAAGGAAAGCGCAAGGTAGGACTGTTATTTCATGGGGACCTAAACAAATTAGGCGTCGATGGCGTTAAGCAGTACCACCAAGCACAGCTCGAATATATCGGGCAGCAAGAATATTTTAATAATTTAGTCGAAAAGGAGAAACAAAATGGCTGAAGAAAATATGGGAGCTAACAATAGCATGACTGGCAATGAACCGGGCGCGAATCCGGACCAAAATAATCCTACGCCACCTACTGAACCACCTGCTAAACCAGATGGCGAAGGTAGTAATCCATCTGTACTAGGCGGTGATAATACGCCACCTGCTGAACCAACGGTTTATGACTTCAAGGATGTATTTCCTGAAGGTACTGAACTTGATGAAACTGTATCTGCTGATTTTAGTAAGTTACTTAACCAAGTCGGTGCTACACAGGAACAGGCTGTTGAACTAGCCAAGTTTGGCAGTCAGTATGCACAGAACATCTTGACTGCTTATCAAGAGCAGCAAGAACAAGCGATCGTTGAAAAACAACAAGCGGATTATGAACACGCCAAAAAGGAATTAGGCGGTAAATTCGATGAAACTGTAGCCCTCGCAGGTAAAGGCATCGAGGCACTAACTAAAGCGGTACCGGAATTACGTCAATTACTTGTTGATAGTCATATCGACAACAACATCAACATGATTAAGGTATTTGCGGCCGTTGGTGAAATGGTTCAGGAAGACCCGGGTGTTGGTAATTCTAAAGGCAGCCATGAAATTACAACTGAACAACAATTGGCTGAATCTATTTATAGTGACATGAAGAAATAAGGAGAAAAATAAATGGCAATTGGAACATTAAATCCTACTTTGCTCGATGTAGCGCAACGTGTAAAAGGTGATGGTCATCTCGATAAAATTGTTGAAATGATGAACCAAACCAATGAAGTTTTAACTGATATGACAATGCTTGAAGGGAATCTTCAAACTGGTAATATGACTACCATTCGTACTGGTTTACCAAAGGCAACTTGGCGTTTATTTAATAGCGGTGTAAATCAAGATAAATCCAAAACAGCACAAATTACAGACGCCTGCGGTATGCTTGAATCTTATGCAGTTGTTGACCGTAAATTGGTGGATATTTCTAACAATGCTGCTGAATTCCGTTTACAAGAAGATCGTGCATTCTTGGAATCTATGAACCAAGAAATGGCATCTACATTATTCTATGGTTCTAAATCTGAACCTGAAAAATTTATCGGATTGTCTCCACGTTACAATGATAAGACTGCTCGTTCCGCTGAAAACCTTATTGATGCAGGTGGTACCGGTAATCAATTGACTTCCATTTGGCTTTGCGTATGGGGTCCTAATACTATGTATGGGTTCTATCCTAAAGGTGGTAAAGCTGGCTTCACAATGGAAAATGATGGTGTAGTTGATGCACTTGATGGTGAAGGCAAAAAGTATAAAGCATATCAAACTCATTATTCTTGGGATTTGGGATTAACAGTACGTGATTGGCGTTATGCTGTTCGTATTGCGAACATTGATGTATCTAAGCTTACAAAAGATGCATCTGCAGGTGCTGACCTTATCGACTTAATGATTGATGCAGAAGAAAAAATCCCTAACCTTGGTATGGGTCGTCCAGTTTGGTACATGAACAAAACAGTTCGTGGTTTCTTACGCAAACAACTTAATAAAGGTCACCAATATCAAACTGCAGCAGGTAAAGAACCGGGAAAAATCGTTGTTGATTTCAATGACGTTCCAGTACGTCGTACTGATGCATTAATTATTGGCGAACAACAAGTTAAATAATAGGGGGTAACCAAGTTATGATGATTGATAAAGAAAATGTATTTTTCTGGAAGAAGGCTATTACAGCTAACACAAACTCTGAAGTAGTAATGAATGGTGAAGGGGGCGACGCTGTTGTCGCTCCTTGGCTCGTCATTCGTATTGATGCAGATGTAACCGGTACAGGTTTATTCAATGTCTATACTTCCGATAAGGAAAATATGGCTGATGCTAAATTGTTGACCGGCGTTACGCTTCCTGCTAATGCTAAAGCAGGTGAAGAACGAGTAATGCGTATTCCAGCTGGTGCGAAAAAGTTCATTCGCATCAATGCGAATAATATGACTGCGGGTACTATTACCGCATTCCTTACATTTGATACGAATATTGCTCGATAAGGTGGTG